GTATCCAATGTTTTCCAATAATCCTTTATCTGTGCCTTCTAAATCATATGGGGTACATTTAAATGATGTTCCAGTTACTGCAGATGCATTTGATGATAAGTGGAATCCAAATGATTCTCCACTCGCATCGGCACCCTTAAATTTAAATAAATCTTTGTCAAAACCAACTTGAGAAGAAAGACCTAAAGACACTTTTCTTACTTTATCTCCGTTAGACAATACTGGTGTACCATCTGATTCGTAATAAATTACGTCTCCGGCTGCAAAATAATTAGTTTTATAAATTGTACTTCCTAAAGTTGATCCTGAGAACGCGTTGTCGGTTAAGAAACCTTTGAAACCTGCAGGGAAAGCGTCCGTTGGGTGATTTGCGTCCATAACTAACATAATGTATTTTGAACGTAATTCAAATTCACCATCAGAGGTACCTACTTTTCTAGCGACGTAACCTGGTAAATCTGGATTCATTGAACATCTTGTGAATTTTTCAATTACTACCATATTATCATCGGTGTCGTTAAAATCTCTAACGATTAAATCAAACTCACCAGAATCAACATTAATGTTTTGAATCATTATTTTAACTTGGAAGTTAGCAGCTTCACCGTCAGAAATTGTCTGAACTTGGAATAAATCGGTAACCTTACCACCACGAACTTCAGATACAACCATTGGAGAAATTGTAGTATCCCATTGGTGTAAGAAATTAGTTTCGTCAAGATTATAAGCTATTGTTGAACTAATACCTCTTACTAATCCTTTCTCGTAAGCGTGTTTTAATAATTTTGGATATACTTCGTGAACATAAACCGCGTAATCGTCAGTTGACTTATCAAACACATCACTTCCTAATACTTTTGTAATGTATTTTGAAGATGTTGTATCTAATGAACAAGTGAAAGATTTAGTTCCACTGTTTAATCCTGCGGTTGTTATTGTAAATTCAGAGAATACATTTTTATCTAAAGTACCAACACTTGAAATTGTAACTCCAGTGTTTGCCGTTACTTCGTGTGTTAATGTTTGACCAACGTATTTACCTCTTGATCTTAAAGCCGCTACAACAATACTGTCATAATCAGTGTTTAAAGATGCTGTCCATACAAATCTAGTTCCGGTAAAACCAGTACCATTCCAAACAAAAAGATAAGAATAAACACTGTTTATTGTTGCTCCCGCATTATAAAATACATTGAACCATTCTTTATTATTATATGAATTAGCTCTATTTGCACCATTTAATGGAGAAGAGACTTCAATACCACTCAATCCAGAAACACTTGAATCTGGAACAAGACCAATAACGAACCATTGACCCGTTTGTCCTGTACCATATCCAGCAAAATTATCTGTGATATAGTCAGTTATTGATGTACCATCCACAGATGTTTTATTAGAAAGTTCAGAATAAACGGTACTTCCTGTAATACCTGTTAGGGATGGGTTTAATGTGAATCCTGTTGATGTAGGGGTTTGAGTCTTATCAACGGTGATACCACCTAATGTCTTAATACCGAATGTTTTGTAAGGTTTGTATCCTGTAAGACCCAATACTCTTGTTACGAATAATTGGTTTGACTCTTGCAAGTACGACTTAGCTACATACGGTAATTCATATTTAGGGTTACCCACACCGTCTTTTGAAGGTGAAGTTGATCCAAAATATGTTTTGAATTCGTCGAAACTACTTATTAGAACTGGTTCGAAGGCTGGACCCTTTAAGGTTTCACCGACTAAACCAAGAGTTGTTACCCCGACGCTTTGAGCTACGAATGTTAAATCTTTCTCTGATGTGTAGACACCTGGAGAAACAAATACTCTGTTTGAATTTGCCATCGATTAATGTTTGGTTAATATTTTTATTACTTATTCTATAAATATCTTTGTTTTTAGCAAAGATTTCCGTACTTTCCTTAAAAAGATAGTTATTTATCTTATAATATCTTTTAATATCTTATACTATGGAAAACACTCAAAAAAACGTTAAAATCAGTGATAAACACCACGAAATGTTAAAAACTTATTGTGATAAAAGTGGCCTTAAAATATATAAGGTGTTGGAAAAATGGATTGAGGAGTACTGTAAACCAAAAAAGAAAGATATCTATGGTGACGATTAATACAAATACGTGATACCAATTACAGACCCAACAACTGGAGTTCCTTGTAGTGTAATTTGATTTGATTCTGTAATTTCAAAACCGACACCCTCATCTTCAACTAAACCGTTAATATCTAAAGTAACAACACTATCAATAGTATTTTGTACTGTGAACGATACTGTTGACCCATTATAAGTGAAGTATTCGGTCACAACTTGAATTGGTTTACCATATGTGTCAATGAATACACTATTTCTACCTTTAAAATATGTAATGGCAACGATACTACCTTCTTGAGGTGGACTTACAAATGTAATTTTAGATGTTCCTGGGATATGGAAATAATCCACGTCTCTTTCTTGAATAAGACCGTTAATTGTAACATTAAATAACATACCAATACTCTCACCAACACTAAACGCGGTTTGCATACCATCAGCAATAAACGTAGCAACGGTTATATCAATTGTTTTATTAATATATTTTTTCTGATATCCCTTTGATTGAATGAATTCATTCATAAGGAACATTCTACTTACCGCGGGTTTAACTTCAAACTCCTCACTATCAATAAGGAATCCTAACATTGTAAATTTATAATTTTGGATGTAAAATCTACGACCATCAACTGAGTCCATTGGAGTGTTATCGTCGATAGAATCGAGTACAATTGGTATATAGTGACCTTTTACAGTCGTATACGATTGTCTCGATGAGAATTTTTGTAGAACAATCTTATTAAAACGATTTAAGTCTCTGAATTTCGTACAAACGATTGTAACTTCAAATGAAATATCAATTGCTACGGGTTGTGGCATCTTATACACATCAGCACCCATTTGAGTACCATTCCAAGTTGGGACAGTTGCATAGTGAAAAGATTGTCTATCAGGTATTGTTCTTTGAATTGATGGATTAGTTCCTGGTTGAACATCGGGTTTTCTAATAACCGCAATAAATGGTAACTTCATATTACCATCATCATCTGAAAATTGCCAATTATTTGTAAACTCACCCCATCTTTGGATTGTTAATATTTTTGGTATAATTGGAATGGCAGTACCATCTGATACCACTTTGAAATGGGTCTTTATGAAATCTAACATTCCACCATCCAAATCATCGTGTAATATTGAATCGGGCATATATGAATCTGACTTGGTTATTCTATCTAATAACTCTTGTCTTCTATCCATAACCTGTTTACCCTGATAAACTTCTTTACCACCGTAAACATCAATATTGTTTTTTCTTTTAGGTATCCCCATTTTTATACTCCTCTAAATTCTACTTCCTGTGCCGGAACACAAGTTATTGTTCTATAATGTGGTTTGTAACCAAACATTTTATGTTTATTATCTGAAGTCACCTTACCGTCATTTGTTACCGTGTAGTATCTTATTTTGTCTTCAGAATCCGCATAACCAACATAATCACCATATCTAATATCTATCTTTAATTCTTCCAAATGACTAATGTAAACAGATAATGTTAAATTACCAGGTTCGGCGTATCTAATTAATCCTGTTTTATATGAATTGTTTTTAGGTTCGTCTATTTTAACTAACGCGTTAAATTCAACAGGTGGGAAGTATTTTATCTCGTCTTTACCCACTTCAGCGTAAACAGAATCAATGTCGGTATTCGCTCTGTCTACACGATAAAGTACTAATTTCATATTTAAATCCCCGTGAAGATACTCTTGACCCATTTGTATATTGATGTCAAAATCGTCTTTTGAGAAGAATTTCCCTAATCTAGTAATTGGTAGTTTATTATCCATATCCTCTATAAATAGTTTAATGTTCCATTCTATTTATGTATATTTTACAATATATGGAAAGTATTAATATTCCTGAGATAGAGGCTAGAAATGTTTTATCGTCTTATGACGGTTCGAACAACCAACTATTAGAATGGAAACGTAAATTTACGGATGTTAAAAATTTTAAATTAACAAGACCACAAGCTGAATATGTTTTAAAATATAAAGACACGACCCCAAAGGTTGCAAGAAAATATATTAACATTGTTTCAACTTTTAGTGAAAAACTACAAGAAGATAAATTATTGACAACCGCACCAGAATCAATTTGGTGTGAGAAATTATTATGCGAATCGGATAAAGCGTTCCACATTTGGGGTAAGATTCTAAATCACGAACAAATGTCGTCCTTTTGGTTACCAAAGGCTGCTGTTGTTCAAGAAGAGAAAAAGTTAGATAGGGTAATCGATTATAGTAAGTATGATTCGAGACCACCAATGGACCATCAAAAAATTGCGGTTGAAAAATTATTAGCAAATAATAAATTTATTTTAGCAGACGATATGGGTCTTGGTAAAACAACATCCGCAGTTATTGCTTCGTTAGAAAGTAAAGCAAGAAAGATACTTATAGTGTGTCCCGCATCTTTAAAAATAAATTGGGAAAGGGAAATAAGAAACTATTCAGAAAGAAAAGTTTTAATTGTCGAAGGACGTAAATGGGGATCTACATTTGACTACTATATTATTAATTATGATATTATTAAGAACTACCACACCACAGACAAGAGTGAGGATAGTGACGATTATAAATTATTGGTTAATGCCAATTTTGACTTGGCAATCGTAGATGAAGCTCATTACATTTCAAACGCCACCGCAAATCGAACTCGACTATTAAATGATGTTCTTGAAACTATACCTAAAGTATGGTTATTAACAGGAACACCAATGACCTCAAGACCTATTAACTATTTTAACCTATTAAAGATTGTTGAATCACCATTAACATTAAATTGGCAATCATATGTTCGTAGATATTGTAAAGGATATCAATTCAACGTTGGTAATCGTAGAGTGTGGAACACAAGTGGAGCGTCTAATTTAGATGAACTTCGTGAACGTACCAAGAATTTAGTTCTTCGTAGAATGAAAACTGACATACTTGATTTACCAGAAAAAATTGTAACTCCAGTGTTTGTTGAATTAACAAGTAAAATGTATGATGAGGAGTTAGAAGAGTTTACACGTATTAGTACCGATAAAAAGAATGAGGAAACTATTAGTGTTACACTTAATCGTTTGATGAAGATTAGACAACTTATTGCATATGAAAAAATTCCGTATACTTGTGAGTTAATTGATAAATGTTTAGAACAAGGTAAGAAGGTTATCGTTTTTACTAACTTTACAATGAGTCTTGATATGATTCACGAGAAATATAAAAAGAACTCTGTTACTCTTGATGGTCGTATGAATAAAGATAAGAGACAAGAGAACGTTGATAGGTTTCAAACTGATGATAAAATAAAAGTGTTTATTGGTAACATTAAAGCTGCGGGTGTTGGTATTACATTAACCGCTGCTGAGGTTGTTATAATGAATGACTTATCGTTTGTCCCTGCTGACCACTCACAAGGTGAAGATAGAGCATATAGATATGGACAAAAAAATAGTGTTCTCGTATACTATCCTGTATTTGAGAACACTGTTGAAAAGATTATCTATAATATATTACAAAAGAAG